GCGCGTGGAGTTCTTGCGCCAGGCGCGGAAGCGCTGCCAGTTGGCGACGGCCCACGGCTTTATGCTGGCGTGGTAGATGACACCAACGGCGAGGCCGATGAGAAACGCAATCAAGAGCTTGATCATGATGGGAGTCCGGACGTTGTGGCGGAAGACGAAGCGAAAATGGCGCAGTCACGCTGCGAAGGAGAGCCGGTCATGATGGCTTCCGCGACGCGGAGGCACAGCGCCTACGCTGCCGGGGTTTTCGCGATGAACGGCGCGGGGCACTGGCCGGCTGATCCCCTGCCGGCGCGACGGCCGGCGCGCTGAACCGCTGGCTTAAGGCGGTCCCGTGGATGCCGGTGATGCGGGTGCGCTGTGCGCGCGTACCCAATCCTGCAGCGCAATCAGTTGCGCGCGGATGACGTGGGCGGTGGCGTAGTTGCCGACGACGCTGCCGGCGACGGTATCGAGTCCAACGCCGGCGGCGGCTGCATCAGCGGCGCTGGCGGCTGCGGGCAGATCAGTGCCCGCGGCGGCTGCGTCGAGCACGCGCACAAAGCCAAGGTTGAGAGGACAAGCAGCAACAGTCGTTTGCGGCACATAGACGGGGACCCTTTGCACGATGGTGGCGCCGCGCTGGGTGACGGTGCGCACGCGATCGACGTACTGCGTGACGATGCGCACGTCGGCTTTCGCGGCGGTGAGTTGCGCGGCCAGATCATCGGCGCGCGCCTTTTGCGTGGTGGCGGCGGCACGGGCCGTGGCGAGTTGGTGCTGCGTGTAGGCGTAGTAACCCCACGCCGAGGCAACCACGCCCAGCGCGATGAGCAGCTTGGTGAGGATGCTGCTCACGCCGTCGCCTCGGCTTGGGCCTTGCGCTTGCCCCGGCGGCTGGCCCCGGCATCCGTGCCGGCGTTACCTGACTCATCCATTGCATTGGCCACGGCCGCCACCTGCTCGGCTTCGGGGGTTATGGGTGCATCGACGCCGCCGTGCGCGGTGAACGCTTGCGCAAGACGGGCGGCGTAGTGATTGATGGCGTAGTTGGGGCCGTTGTAGCGCGCGGCGAATGCCGGCCAGTCGAGGGCGCAGAGGGCCTTGTGCATTTCGCGGTCGAGCCGGATGAACTGCACGAAATCCCCCACCTGCACGTTTTCGCTGATCGCTTGTTGCGATGCGAAGGCCTGCACGCTCGGGTAGCCCAATGCCTGCCAGTGCTCGCCCATGATCTGGAAGCGGCCCCAACTCGCCGACTCGAGCGCGATCGATTCGTTGATCTGCTTGGCCGCGGCGAGCCGGGTGTACTCGGCAGTACCGCCGAGGTAACCACCCGGCTTCGGGTTGACGATGTCCGGGCGCGCGGCGACGTAGGGTTCCGGATCGATACCGGCATCCTTCAAGCGTCGATACATGATGTGCCGCTCGAACAGGATCACGGGACGCCCATCGGGCAGGAACCCGCCGCGCGGGCTTTCCACACTGATCACGGCTTGGATGGCGGCGACCTGACAGCCCAGCATTTCCGCCGCGCACTCGACGTCGGCTTGCGTGAGCGCCCGCTTGTCGGGGTGGCCGCCGAGCAGCGTAACCTGCGTATGCTCACCGGCGATGCCATCCACCACCAGCCCATTGGCACGCTGGAAAGCACGCACCGCGGCATCGGTGGCCGAGCCGAACACGTGGTCGACATTGAGGTTGGCGCCGCGGCGATTAAGGCGACGCTGCAGCGTGGCGACGTCGGCGCCGATGGCACCGAGGCGCAGGGATTCATTCATGGGGCGTCTCCTTTTTGGTTTGCAGGATTTGCTTGCGCAGGCGCAGCAACGCGACCACGGCGATCACGACCGGCGACACCACACTGACCAGCCGCGGCGGCAGGATCGCCTGCAGGTCGGCGGAGTTGAGCCACCAGTTGGCGAGCACGCCGAGCACCAGCAGCGCCTGCATGGAATTCATGCGCCACCACGCGCGGGCTTCAGGCACCAGTTCGGGCAGCCACTTCATGGGTGGCTCCGGCTTTCCAGCCGATCGAGCCGGTGCGACTGGTCGGCGATGGTGGATTGCGCGACGGCGAGATCGCGCGACAGGCGCGGCACATCGGCGAGCGACTCATTGAGCTGTGCCATTTGCGTCTGCAGGCGCGCGATCGCAACGTTCTGCTGCGTGACGCTCGATGCGAGCCAGATGATGCCCGCCACCGCGAGCCCTTCCACGATCACGCGGGCGGACATCAATACGCTGGTGCTGCGTTCGGCCATGAGTTCAGTTCCACAACTGCACTTGATCGATCACCGGCTGCACGGCATTGGCCGGCTCCGGCAGGGTCACGACGGTGCCCGCCGGCAACACGGGGCCGAGATCGGCGAGGCCGGTGTTTGCTTCCAGCGCCGCTTCGGTGACGCCCGCGGTGCGGCCGAACACGCGGTAGCAGATGGCGTCCAGCGTTTCGCCCTGGTTGGCGCGCACGGTGAGCATCAGATGAGTTCCACCGTCGCGTGCGGGATGCCTTGGATGTCGGCGATAGCCCAGCGCGCGTCGCGGCGCAGCTCGTCGATCGATGGTTCCTGCGCCTCGGCGTGCTTCTGGCCCTTGTCGGTGATGTCAAGGTTGCGATAGCGCTCGACCAGGTGCGCAGCGGCGCGACACCGCACCGCACGCTGGTAGAGATCCACGAATCGACTGATGCCGCCGATCTTGGGCGCGGGCACGTCCGCGAGCGATTGAATGGCGGCGGCGGCCTGCACCGTCTGCCACGCGGCGAGTTCCGCATTCACGCTGCCGATGGCAATCACCAGCGCTTCGCGCAGGCGCGCCACCGATACCGTGCCGTCGAGCCGCAGGATGTCGCGCGCCTGGGCCGGGTCGACGTCGGGCCACCAGCCATCGTTGGTGATGGTTTGATCCGCGGCATCTGCAGTGGCGACGAAACCGGACAAGCGGGCTGCTCCAAATAAAACCGGCGGTGGGCGGCTGACGTCGAGGGGAGAGAGCCTCTAGCCAGCCGCGCCGCCGGGACGCTGGGGGGCGTGCGGGGTGTCAGCCATTCGGCTGCGATTTCTTGATGGCGCGATCGAGACGTTCGATGTCCTTTTTCACGCCACACTTGGGGTTGAGTTGCAGGGCGCGGTCGAGGGCCGTGCGCGCGGATTCCGGATCGATGTCGCGTTGCGCGTAGCCGAAGGCCTTGTTGAGCTTGGCGACGACTTCATCCGGCATGTCGCAGTCGGCGACCAGTTCGCCGGTGCGTGCAAGCTGCGCCGCCAAGGTGGCCGCATCGGTGCCGCCATCGTGCGCGAGTTCCAGCAGCGCGTGTTCGGCGATCTCTTCGGCGATCACGCACGCGGCGTCGCGCTGGTATTGATCGGGCAGCGCAAGCTTGTGGCGCAGCACGTACTCGGCCAGGGCGAGCGCGCCGTCGATATCGCCCGCATCGATGCGCCACACCATCACGGTAGTGACGACGTCGTCTTGCGCGCCGCTGTCGCCTTCCAGCACGCCGGCGACGTAGTCGGCGTATTCCGGCAGCACCTTGCGCTTGAAGTCGATCTTGCGCTCGACGGACTTGATCTGCTTCAACGCACGGCGGTGTTCGGCCAGTTGCGCCAGATGCAGTTCGTACTGCGTGGCATCGGGCCGGGGCGCGGAGTCCGCGATGGCGGCATTGGCCGCAGCGGCGGACATGCGGATGAAGTGAGCGCGGGCTGGTGAATGCATCGTTCTCTCCCGTTGCGGACAGGGTGAAATCAGCGGGGCGCCTGTCTGGCGCCCCGCTCCAACTCATCACACGAAGGTGATGTTCTCGACCACGCAGCCGCGACCGTAATCCTCGACTACGTAGGCGTCGTTCGAGGACTCGTAGTTCTCGACGCGATCGCGCTTGGCGTTGTCTTCGATCGTGCGGCGGCGGGCGCCGTTCTGGAAATAGATGGACAGGTTGTCCAGCGTGGTCACCGCCAGCGTGCCAGCCGGGAAGAACGGCACGCGCACGGCCTGCAGGCCGCCCACTCGCTTCTGGCTGACGATGATGTCGGTGGCCAGCGCGTCCTGCGCACCCTGGTCTTTGTTGACCAGCGGGAAATACTTGTCGTGCAGCAGGTCGCGGCCGAGGATGCAGACCAGTGCCGGGTCTTCCTGATACCAGGCATCGACCAGGTTGGACACGACGTCCATCACCAGCGCATCGAGGTTCTTGTAATCGCCGGCGGCGCCGATGTTGACCTTGCCGGACGCCGCGACCACCTCGGTCATGACGCGCGCGGCAGCGTTGGTGCGGTACTGCTGCAGCCAGCCGATGTTGACATCCTGCAGCAACGGGTTGGCGACGATGTCGGTAGCGGCGGCGGCGCTGGTGCCGTTGAAGCCGACACAGATGCGATCCAACGCCTGGCGCTTGACGATCACGTCGCGCACGCGGGTCTGGAAATCGGGGAACTTGGCCCACGCATCCATCTTGCTGTACGACAGGAACGTGTCGTAGTTGGTCTGCTTGCAGGCGTAGCCCTGGCTGTCGAGCGTGGTCAGGTCGCGCGGGGTGCGATCGTTGGCGGTGGTGTCGGTGCGGCCGGCGATCGGGCCGGATACGCCGAGGCCGATCTTGGCGCCCTGCATTTCGTCGACGCCGATGATGTTGATGCGGCCGAGGAACGCGCTGGACTCCTGAATCTTGGTTTCCAGCGTCTGCTGCACGGACGGGTCGACCGCGAATTTGGTGGAGGCGTCGGCCACACCGTTGAGCCGGGCAATCTGCTCGCGGTAGGCGTTGAAGAGAACGCGGGTTTCGTTACGCATGGTGATGTTCCTGGGCGAGCGATGGGCGGATTCGAAGGGCGTGCGGGATACGGGTGCGGTGACGATCAGCAGTCGGTGACGACGGCGCCGTTGCCACCGGTGGCGGCGGGGCGCTTGGTGTAGGCCGCGGGCGTGGTGTCCAGCGTTTCGTTGATCTTTGCGAACGCCTCATTGGTGCGCTGGCTATCGGCCGTGAATTCGGCGCGCAGCGCATCGAGTGCCGCTTTGTTGGCGGTGTTGTATGCCTTGATGGCGTCGCCGAGCGTGGTGAAGCCCTGCACGATGTCCGCCGCGGACACACCCGGCACGGCGGCCGGGGCGGACGCGGTTGCGGCTTCGGCGGGCTTGGGTTGTTCGGTGGGCTTGCCGGAGAATTTCTCCAGCAAGGCGGCGAACTTGGTGAAGAACCCCGCGGCCGGGTCTTCGGCCGGCGTTTCGGGCTCCAGTTCGATGGCGCTTTCGATCGCGGCGCTGAACAGGTTCTCGGGCTTGTGCTTGCGCGACTTGAACGGCGATGCATCGGGATGCGACGCCGCGAACGCCAGCACTTCGGTGCCGAGCGATGCGGGGGAGTCAGTGATGCCGAGCCCGACCATGTACGCCATCTTGGTATCGGCGAACGATGGCGCGATCTCGACGCTGGAATAGATCTTCTGGCCGGAGTTGACCAGCTTGACCATTTCATCGCTGGGGTCGATCTGCGCGTACAGCGCGAGCTTGCCCTTCAGGTCACCCTCGGCGATCGCTTCCGCCTTCAGCGCGAGCACATCACCGAGCGCGCGGAACGCGCCATCCGGCGCCAGGCCGCGGATATGTTCAACGAACACGCGGGCGCCGTACTTTTCCCGGTTGTAGGTGGCCGCCATCTGCTGAATCTCGGCGCGAGAAATTTCGCGGCCATCAGCGGTGATGCCTTCGACGGCGACGCGGAAGAACTTGGTTTTCTTGGCCATGGGTGATGTCCGGGTTCGCGGCAGTGCGGTGGTTTCGGCCATCGTTGCCAGCACGCGCGAAGCCGGCAAGGCGTCGCATGTGTAGCGGCGCGCGCTACACATGCGCGCACGGAGGGAACGCAAGGCCTGTCTCTACGCTGGCGCCATGTTCGTGCCGCCACCCAACGAAGATCCGCGCCGCACCGCGCGCAGCCTGTACTGGCAAGGTTGGATCGTGGCCGACATCGCGACGGCGTTGGGCCTGCCGCGCACCACGGTGCAGTCGTGGAAGGATCGCGACGCGTGGGATTCAGCGCCGGTGATCGAGCGCGTCGAAACCACCATCGAGGCGCGGATGGTGCAGTTGATCGCGAAGGATCAAAAAACCGGCGGCGACTACAAGGAGATCGACCTGCTCGGCCGGCAGATCGAGCGCATGGCGCGGGTGCGCAATTACGAGAAAACCGGAAAGGAGAGCGAGCTGCGGCCCGAGCTGATCGAGCATGGCCGAAAGGGCGCACGCGTCCAGAACGCCAAGCGGGCGAAGCGCAACACCTACACCGACGAACACGTGGTCGCGCTGCGCGAGCAGTTCGAGGATTCGCTGTTCGCGCACCAGCGCAAGTGGCACGAAGCAGGGCTTGCCCAACGCATCCGCGCGATCCTGAAAAGTCGGCAGATTGGCGCGACCTGGTATTTCGCGCGCGAGGCGCTGCTGGATGCGATCGACACCGAACGCAACCAGATTTTCTTGTCCGCCAGCAAGGCGCAGGCGCATGTCTTCAAGCAATACATCCAGCAGTTCGCCGCGGGCGCGGAGATCGAACTGACCGGCGACCCGATCGTGCTGCCCAACGAGGCGACGCTGTATTTCCTCGGCACCAACAGCCGCACCGCGCAGAGCTACCACGGCAACTTGTATTTCGATGAATTTTTCTGGGTGTACGGCTTCCAGACGCTGCGCAAGGTCGCCAGCGGCATGGCGATGCACAAGAAGTGGCGGCAGACCTACTTCAGCACGCCGTCATCGCTCACGCACGACGCGTACCCGTGGTGGGCGGGCCTGCTGTTCAATCGCGGGCGTGCGAAGCAGCAACAGATCGAGTTGGACATTTCGCACGCCGCGTTGCGCGATGGACGGCGCTGCGAGGATGGCATCTGGCGACAGATCGTCACCATTGAAGACGCGGTGCGCGGCGGCTGCGACCTGTTCGATATCGAGCAGTTGCGGCTCGAGTACTCGCCGGATGAATTCGCCCAGCTGCTGCTATGCGAATTCATTGACGATTCGATGTCGGTGTTCCCGCTGGCGACGATGCAGCGTTGCCTGGTCGACGCGTGGGAAAAATGGGACGACTTCAAGCCGTTCGCGATGCGGCCGTTCGGCCATCGCGGTGTCTGGCTTGGCTACGACCCGGCCGGCGAAGGCAACGGCGATGCCGCGGCGGTTTCGATCGTCGCACCGCCCGCAGTGCCCAGCGGCAAGTTCCGCGTGCTGCACAAGCAGCAGTTCCGTGGCAAGGATTACGAGGCGCAGGCCGAAGAGATCAGGAAGCTCTCGCGGATCTACCACATCACGCACATGGGCATCGACGTAACCGGCATGGGCGCCGCGGTGTACCAGTTGGTGCGCCAGTGGTTCCCGGCCGCGCAGGCGATTGCCTACAGCCCTGAAGTCAAGGCGATGATGGTGCTGAAGGCGCTGAATGTGATCACCCACGACCGTCTCGAATTCGACGCCGGCTGGCGCGACGTGGTGCAGGCCTTCATGTCGATTCGCCGCACGCTGACAGCGAGCGGCCGCAAGATCACCTACGTCGCCGGCCGCTCCGAAGAAACCAGCCACGCGGATCTGGCGTGGTCGATCATGCATGCCCTCATCAATGAGCCCGTCGAGGGCGACACCGCCATCAATCGCAACATCGTGGAGATCTCCTAATGTCACGCCGCCACCGTAAGTACAAGTCCACCGGCAACGCGCTGGTGCCCGTCACGCACGCCACGGATGCAGCCCCGAGCGCGCAGGCCTTCAGCTTCGGCGACGCGGTGCCGGTGCTCGACCGTCGCGAGATTCTGGATTACCTGGAATGCTGGAAGGCGGGCAAGTGGTACGAGCCACCGATCACGCCGTTCGGGCTGGCGCGCGCGTTCCAGTCGGCGCCGCACCATTCGAGCGCCATCTACGTGAAGCGCAACATCCTCGCCGGCACGTTCGTGCCGCACCCGAAGTTGAGCCGCCGCGACTTCGCGGCGTGGGCGCTCGATTACCTGGTGTTCGGCAACGGCTACATCGAACGGGTGAAGGCGATCAGCGGCAAGCCGCAGCAGTACAAGCACTCGCTGGCGAAATACATGCGGCGCGGGGTGGATGACCTTGACCAGTACTGGTTCATCCGCGCCGGCCTGCCCGACCACGAATTCGCGTCGGGTGCGGTGTTCCACCTGATGGAGCCGGACATCAACCAAGAGATCTACGGCGTGCCCGAATACCTGTCGGCGCTGCAGTCCGCGTTGCTCAACGAAGCCGCCACGCTGTTCCGCCGCAAGTATTACCTCAACGGCTCGCACGCTGGCTTCATCCTGTACATGAACGATCCCGCGCAGGACCAGGCCGACATCGACGCGTTGCGCGAAGCGCTGCGCAACTCGAAGGGTCCGGGCAACTTCCGCAACCTGTTCGTGTACAGCCCGAACGGCAAGAAGGACGGCATGCAGTTGCTGCCGATCGGCGAGGTCGCAGCGAAGGATGAATTCACCGGCATCAAGACCGCGAGCCGCGACGATATTCTTGCCGCGCACCGGGTGCCGCCGCAGTTGCTGGGCATCGTGCCGAACGCGACCAGCGGCTTCGGCGACGTGATCAAGGCCGCGCAGGTGTTCGCGGCCAATGAGTTGCAGCCGCTGCAGCGACGGTTCCTCGAGCTCAACGACTGGGCCGGGGAGGAAGTGGTGCGCTTCGGGCCTTACACCGTCGCCACTGAGACAGCGCCTGCATAAACCCGGCGCCACCGCGACGCTTACACTGGCGCGATGGATGACGCGCAGGCGAGGGCCACGCTGATCACGGTTTGCGCGGGGCTGGCGCGGCTGCAGGTGCATCTGATGCGCAACCGTCGCATGCCGCCAATCTACCGAGAACGCCGGGTGGGCGAACTTGATCCACCATCGCCGTGGCTGGACGCCCGCGATCCGGACACACTGGTCAATACCGCAGGGGATGCCGTGGCACTGGCGCTCGCGCATCTCTTGGCCATGGTGGACTCGTCGGGGTCGATCGACCCGCGCCATGCCTGCCTCTGCTTGCAGCACATTCAAGGCCGAGACGCTACCGCCTGGGGAACAGTGACGCTCCGCATGGCCCGCCGTCTTGGATACACGCTCGCCGACACACCGCGCGACGAATTCCATAGCGGATATCTGGAACAGTACGTGATCCCGCGTGCTGGTCGCGGCCCGCAGCACCAGCGTTAGGCCGAGCCTCAACGCACGCCATTCCACAGCCGCCCGCGAGGCGGCTTTTTCGTGCACGCGTATTCGATAGCGGGCCACGCAATCGAACCGCAGACCGTTCGTGACCAGCATGCGTAAGGTTTGCCGACTTCGCCTGTAAGGCCGCCGACACCCCGGCGCGCGCCGTCGTCCCCCCGCCACGCCTGCCCGGCCTACCACTTGAAAAAGACGTCAGAGCCGCACTCCCGGACGTCCGGCGGGCGGGCAAGCCCGCGGCGCGTCACGCGGCGATCAACGCCAGCCAGTGAGCGGCGCAAGGTGACGCAAGTGCTTGATTCTTGGCAGATGGACTGCTCTAAAGGTGGGGCACCTCCGGAAAACGGTTACAACGGTTGCGGCTCATGGCTGTTGTTCTAAGCGATTGATCCGTCTGCGCTTTTTTCGCCAAAAACGTAACCGCAGTGCGGTTACAAGCGGTTACGGAACGGTTACAACATTGATTTGTAAGGGATTTATATTTTTCTATATCGGTTACAGAAAACGGTTACATGCAACCGCTATGTAACCGAAATGTAACCGTTTAACAATTCATCTATGTACTTGATTGGGCGCTGGAAATAGGCGTTTTTCAGATTCCGCAACCGTTGTAACCGTTTTCCGGACCCGCCATCAATTTTAGAGGCCGTCTCGCGGGCGCCTGCGCATGCACGCGCGTGATCAGCGCTTTTGCCGCCATGCCTGCGCTGGGGGTATCGCGGGGGTATCTAAGCTCGACGCCGCTCACGCCAGCCTTTGCGTTCAGCGTCTTGGACGCATTTATGGTGGTGCCCCTAGCCACCAGATCATTCACGCGTCGATCCGTCGAAACACCTCGATGCGCGGAATCGATCCCGCGGTTCCACGGCTCACGCGGTCCAGTGCGTTCGTCCTGCGGATCACCTGGACGTCGGCGCGGCTCACGGCGCGTGCAGTCCGCCCAACATTCCCGCAAGCAGCCATCTCTGGGACCTCGCCGATCGGCGCACTGCCGAATCCTCGCCATTCGCGCACGCTGCTGGTTCACGCAGCCCGTTCTGGCCGCCACACTGCACGCATCTCCCACAAGGCATCCCGCGCGCGCAAGCGCGGGAATTCCTGCATTCAGTCGCACATGCGACGAGCCGGGCAGCCACACCA